ACTGCTGTTGTATTTAGTGAAGCAGATGAATACTTTAACTTCTTCCGTACAACCACACAACAACTACTAGACAGTGCACCGATAGATGTAGGACTCAGCCACACAAAGGTAGCTGTTCTTCAACACGCATTGCCGTTCCAAGAGAAGTTGATGTTATTCAGTAAGCAATCACAGTTTGTATTACGTGGAGCAGATATACTCAGTCCTAAGACGGTAGCTATATCTCCTGTTACTGAGTACGATATAACAGATGGTGTCGATCCGTTAGCACTGGGTAGTTATATCTACTTCCCATTTAAAAGAGGCCAATACGAAGGAGTGTTTGAATACTTTGTAGATAACAACACAGAGGTGTTTGAAGCAGAAGAGATAACATCACAGATACCTAAGTACATACCATCTGATATACGAGCTATGGCGGGATCAGCTTCTGAGTCTATGGTGGTGTTGCAAAATGCTACAGACTTAAAGACGTTGTATGTATATAAATACTTTTGGACTAAGAAAAGATACAGAGTGCTTGGCAGAAGTGGACATTTGACGATAACATTACAGGGTTTGATTTTATAGACAGTACTTTATACTTGATACTTAATGGTCAGCAGTTGGTAGAGATGCCAGTTGAGAACGCTCTGACAGATACGGGTTTAGAATATACATTGTTATTAGATAACAGAGTGGACGGTACAGTACCGGGTGTCTTCTACAACTCACAAACTAATAAGACTTCCATAACTGGTATACCATTCAGTACGACTACAGAGAATACTACTGTATTTACTAAGGGTGGATCAGAACGTGTAGCCACTGCATTAACTAGTAGCTCTGTTGAGATTGATGGTTTCTTAGCTAGTTATGTTACACACAGTAATACAATCTATAAATGTGTAGAGACCCATACATCTTCAGCTTCTGATACACCGGGAGTGAGTGCGAAGTGGTCAGCTTCTACTGATGTTCCTTCCGCTCCCGCTTGGTCTGACGGTGGTGTGTTGTACAATAAGGATGACTACTTTGTAGTGGGTAAGCCGTACAATATGTTGTACAGGTTCTCTAACCAAGCACTCAAACAACCTACGGAAAGAGGAGGAAAGTCAGCTTCTGATTATACCTTCCAAAACATTCGTAACGGAAGTATAGAGTATGCAGATAGCGGACACTTCACCGTAGAAGTAACTCCTAGATTCAGAGATACATACAGCTATGTATACAATCCTACTTTGTTATCTTCTATATCTACTCTTGATAGGTTTACCCCGGAGAGTGGACACTTTAGATTTGGTGTACAATGCAGACCAGAAGAAGCGACTATTGAAGTTAAGAGTAGTTCAGCCTTGCCAGTTAAGTTATTAGCGGCAGAGTTTGAATCAATGGTAGCGTCAAGGAGTAGAAGATATGGAGCTTAGGATAGAAGATGCACAACCTGATATGGATGCTGTTGATCTGTATGAAGACTTGCGGGAGGAAGATATGTTAGAGATACTAGGACTTAGTACTCACCCGAAAGATGCTGTTATTATGTCTTACGCTTGTAGTACAAAGTGTTACAGCGTGAAAGATGAGTATAACAATCTATACTGTTCGTTTGGAGTGGCCCATATAAACGGTACGAATATCGGAAGTGCTTGGTTGTTAGGTACTCGACGATTGCCTAAGATTAAAAAGTTCTTTATGAAGCACTCTAAGGAACGTATGGAAGGATTATTAGATGGTTTTGATTATCTCACTAACTTTGTTATGAAGAGTAACACGTTGAGCTATAGATGGTTGAAGTGGTTAGGTGCTGAGTTTAACGATTGTCAGTTCGACGGGTATCTGTCATTTATATTAGAGAGGAAGTAAGTATATGTGTCATCCAGCAGCCATACCGATAGCGACCGCAGTCATAGGTGGATTATCTTCGGGTGCTCAGTTTGTGGGTCAAAGGCAGCAAGCTAAAGCACAAGCAGCGATGCAAGCACGAGCGTCACAAGCTGAACGTCAACGCTTCCAACAAGAACAAACTTCTATGCGTATGCGTCAAGCACAAGAGCAAGAAGCTGTAGGACGTGAACTTGAACAAGTAAGTAAGAAGTCACAAGCTGCACTTGCTAGAGCTAGAGTATCTGCTGGAGAAGCTGGAGTGGCGGGTGCATCTGTACAAGCATTGATGGATGACTATATGAGACAGGAAGGTGGATACCGTGCTGCGTTATTAAGACAACAAGAACTAGGCGGTATATCTACAGGTATGGGTCTTGAACAAGCAGGGTTTGCTACGCAACAACGTCAGATCGGCATTAACCAACCTATTAATAATCCTGGCTTTTTAGAGGGTGCATTGGGTGTAGCAAGTGGTGCTTTGAGCGGTGCTCGTACAGGACTTACTTTAAAAGGTATGATGGGCGGGGATGGTTCTACTGCTTTTATAGGAAGTAGATCGATGCAGTCTCCTTTCTTTAAGTATACTAGACCATCTGCGATAGCGACTTATGATACGGATGAGGTATTTAGATACATGCCTAAGACTGACCAATACAGTATACCTACACCGGGTTATTAATTATGGCTAGAGAACGAGTACAAGTACAAGGGTTAGGGGACGCAGTTCCCGGTATTCAACCGACTATTCAACGGGGCGGACAGTACAGCGTACAAGTACAAAGAGCAGGTCGTAATAAGTTGATGGACTTGGCTGATGCGTTGGGTCAAGTTAATCCGTTGTTACAACAGTACGGAGGTTTACAGAAACAACAAGAACAGATCGGTATTGAGCAAGCTCAGTTAGTAGAAGAACAGAATGTTATTGCTGAGTTAAAGAAGCAGAAGGATGTAGACGGTTTTAGTATATTAGCTACTACCAACAGAGACAGAGCGTACAGAGATGCGTTGCTTAAACGACACATCAATAACACGATGTTGCCTAGTCTTACAGATAAAGCTTCGGGCTTGTTAAACTCAAAAGACAAAGCACAGTTTAATGACGGTTTACAGAACTTATTAAAGACTGAGTGGGATGGTTTGGTTCAGGAGGTTGGCCCTGATGTTGCTAATAGTTTAGCAGGTAAGGCTCTATGGAGTGTGGTTACTAATCCAGTAAAGAATAAATTAGCACTACAATACGAAGAGCATAGACAAAAGGTAATCGAACAAGAGACTGGAGATCAGCTAAACCAAACCCTTAATATATCAACTAGAGATAAAGGTTTTGATACCGCTATACTTACAGACATAGCTAACAATTACGAGGAGCGTTTACTAGAAGACGGTGTTCCTAAGTTTAGACGCAACGAGTTATTAGTGGATGGTTTCGCTGCTAATTTAAAATTATTATTAGCACAAGATAGGGCGAGCGATGCTAAGTCTATGTACGACGCAATGCGTGCTATACAATTAAAAGGTAAGGTTAAAGTATTCGGCACTAAAGAAGCCGCTAAACAATTAACACCTTTACTGAGTGAAATAAACAACGAACTATCAAGAGTAACCACAGACTCAACAACTGAGAAAAGACGGATACTTAGTGGTAAGATTTACTCTGTTATATCAGCTAGTAACATTACTGAAAAAGATGATATGCCTGACGCTAAGTTAAATACTATGCGTTCTGTTATAAGTACTATTATGCCTAAGTTAAAGAAGGAGGAAGTAGAGGCTTATGTTGATAGGGCTTTTACTGAGGCAGGTAATCTAGGTCAGAACTTTTTAAATATACTAGATGAACTAGGGAGCACAAGCGATACAGCAGCTGCTCTATACTTTCCTATAGGTGAGAGTGCTCTCAAAGACTACAAAGAAGTAAGTGCAGTAGGTGCGTCTATTAAACCTGCTAACATAGCTGACCCTGAAGTAAGAGAAGAAGAACTAGAAAAGTTTAGGATGTATGTAAGAGATAACCCAGATGAAGAAGTTCCTTGGAAAGGTTGGATTGCTTCTCAGGGCGGTCGTGTTGAAAAGTTTGAAGAGTTATTAGAAGAGTCTGAAAGATTGACAGCTGGTAATTACGTACAGAAGAAAGATTACTTTCAAAACGTACCTATGATTCTTAGAGCACAGTTAAAATCGAGAGCTAAAGCTTTAGAGGGTCAAGAACTTAATATAACACAAACAGCTGACCTATATTCACCTGAATCTATTTCCTACGTGTTATCTGAATTAAAAGATAAAGCTATAGAGTTAAAAGACTTAGAACCCGTGGAAAGAGATAAACAACTAAAAGCTCTTTCTATTGAGTTAATGGATGAGGAATCTCGTAGGTACGAAGGTATAGCTAAAGCATCTTCTATAATTATATCAAGAGACCCTGAAAGTCCTTACACATCAGCTGATCTAAGAAAGCTAGAATCTAAAATAAAATACGCTTCTTTAGAAGAAGATAGAGTAACAAATAGAGCTGAGATCAACAGAAATAGAAGTAAGATGGTTGATAACGCACACTTCGAGTCTTTAAAACTTTCCTTAACTAGACACGGGTTTGAACGGTTTGACCCTAAAAGTGCTGAAATGTTATCACTAACAGGTACGGACGGAGCTGATGTTAAATTATTTTACAGTAATTCTGAACTTAATAGATACCTATTAGAATGGGATGGTATTATAGAAAAGGACTTAGCTAGAGAAGAAGAGTTGACTGAGGAGGAAAAAGAAATAAGAGCTATATATCAAAAGCTAGGAATTTTTAACAAAGAAAGTTTAGATATATTTGCTAACGCTCAACGAGTATTTTATTAATGAGTAGTTATATGGAGGAGCTGAGGCGTGCTAATAGAGAAGGTACACTCGAAACTTTTAAATACGAACCAGCGGGGCAGGAATCTGAGCCGGGTTTAAATTCAATAACGCCTCCTGTTAACATACAAGAAGAGTTACCCGCTGATGTTATAGAGGCTGTTACTATAGCAGAAGATGAGATAAGCACTGGTAAATATTTACTAGGAACTGGTTTAGGTGCTTTTGGCGAAATAGGTTCTGGCGTGATGGCTACTAAACTGCATAACTCACAGAAGGTATTGAAGTGGTTGAGCAGTGCTAAAAAGATGTCAGCTCTCGGTATTGCTGCTCCTGAACCAGCTAGTACTGTTGGAGGATTAATAGGATTTGGAGTAACAGAGGCTGGTATTTGGGCTACCTCTAATTTCATAGGTCAAAGCATTCGTAAAGAGTTTGGCTTGCAAGATGAATACTCCGCTGGTGAAGCTATAGCTGCTTCTGTTTTTGGAGTAGGGTTAGTAACCAAGACAGCTGATAAAGTATTTAGGTTAAGTCCTGGTATTGGAGCAGCGGATGCATGGAAGGGTAAGGAACTTGTAGTAAACGGCGTTAAAACTTTTATGAGTGGTTCTGCTTTAGGTTTAGCTGAGTCAGCTTTGAGACAAGAAATAGAAGCACAACTAAACGGGACTGATAGAAACACTTACGATTATATATTCTCGTCTGTAGCTGGTGGTAGTTTTAATACTATGTTTACAGTATGGGCTAGAACAGGTAAGTGGGGTAGAGGTAAGGCTAAGGAAGCTGTTGAATCTGCTAAAGAAAACTTAGAGCAAAAGAAACAGGAATTACAGAAAGTAGTAGAAGAAGCCGAACAACCTTTACCTACTGAAGTTTCTTTTGGAATGGGAGGCGGTGCTGTACAAGCTGCTAAATCAAATCAAAGACATCAAGCACTAAAGCAAATACAAGATATTAACCAAGCTCAAGCTTCTTTAGATGACTCTATCCAGCAGATTGTTGATGCAGACGCTGCTTTATCTAAACAGGAAACTAACCCTACAGTAAAAGAAGAAGTAGACCCAGAGGTTGAAGATGTAACAGCTAAGTTAGAAGAGGAGGGCCCGATAGTAGTACGGGATGAAGAAGCTGATCCTATTGAAGAACCCTCTGAGAAACTAGAGCCTGAGAAATCTAAAGAACCAGAACAACCTGTTGTAGAAGAGCCGCCAGCTAGAGAAAGAACGGTAGAGGATAAAAGAGAAGATGCTTTAGATGGTTTGTTACTTAGAATAAAAAACTCAGATATAACGCCAGAAACCGGCAACGCTTCTCAAGAACTCGCTAAAATTAATAGAGAAGGTAAAAAGATATATGACCAAACTTTAGGCACAGTAAACGGTTTAATAAGAGTATTCACTAAAAACCCTACAGATAAAAACATAGCTAATGCTTTATTAAATGAAATAAAGTTCATGCGTACTCTTAATGTAAAGGTTGTCGATTGGTTGAACACCATAGGAGGTAGAGTTGTACAATCACAGAGAGGCGACTCAGATCAGTATGCTTGGGCTACTAAATACAGTGAGAGAGCTAATTTACAAGATGAGGCATTGGTTCGATTACAAGCTACATTAGAAGCTAAAACTAGGGGTGTAGTTGACGGTGGCGAAGCTGATATACAAGCTATGTTCGATGAGTACTTAGCTATACCGGATCAGTTAAAAGGTAGACAGAGGAAACCCGTAGAAACTGAGGAAGATGAATTTATAGAAGTATTTAAAGAAACAAAAGCAGCGGATGAAATAGATGTTGAGAAACCTACTAAGGAGGTAAAGCAAAGCTTAGGTAAACGTAAGAAGAAGCTGCAGGAAAAACTATCTGAATTACAACAAAGATTTGGAGACCGAAGTAAAATAGCTTTAGCTGAGACTGGTGAAGAGTTACCTGAGGATGTTGACATTACTGATCTAAAGCAGCGTATAAAGTTTTACGAACAAGCCGAAGCTGATACCTTAGAGTTGGAGAAACTTGAAGCTGAGTTAGCTAAGGTGGCGGAGTTAGATGTAGCACCATTAGGGGAGCAAAGAGCAGCTGTTACTCCTAAACCTACTGGCCCTCAGAAAGTAAACATTAAAGCCGCTAAACTTAGAAAACGAATAGCTGCTGTTAAAAGTAACATCAAACAAAGACTAGCTGATATAGATAAAGCTAGGCGTGAGATGTCCGAAGAGTTTCAAGCAGAGCAAGCTGAGAAAGTAATAAACAATAAACTCAATAATCTACAGCAAGAGCTAGACGAACTTCGTACTACATTTGGTAAAGAACCTGAAGAACTTATACCTGCTAAAATAAAAGAAAAAGACCCACGGGTAAAAGATTTAGAGGATAAGATTAAGTTCTATAAGGAAGCTCAAGCTGAAATAAAGAAGATAAAAGAGTTGGAAGCTGAAAGGGCTAGACTGTTAGAAATAGAAACAGGACCTCTAGGAAGACAACGAGAAGAGATAACACCTAAACCTACTGGTCCTCAGAAAGCACCTGGAAGAGTAGAGCAATTAAATAAAGATATAGCTTTTCTGCGTAGTAATATGCGTAATCGTGTGAATGAAATCGATAAAGCACGAGTACAAATGTCTGATGAATATAAAGCAGAGCAACTGCGAAAAGCTTATGAGAAACAAAGAAGTAAACTTGAAGGCGAATTGGAAACAATGCGTAAAAGGTTTGCTGATATAGATGCCGCTGAAGAAGCTGCTGGTTTAAAAGTTAAAAAGAAGAAAAAGAAAGACCCAAGAATAGCAGAGCTAGAAGCTAAAGTAGCTTATTATAGAGAAGCGGAGAAAGAAGCACTAGCTGTTGTTGAGTTGGAGAAAGAACTAGCTAGAGTAGCTGATATTGAGGGACGCAGTGTTATAGGTGAGGTAAGAGCTGAAGTTACACCTACTCCTAAAGGACCTACTAAACCAGCTAGATCAAAAGAACTTAGGAAAAAGATAGCAGATTCTAAAGCTAGGATGCGTCAAAAGCTGGCTGACTTAGATAAAGCTAGGAAACAAATTGAAGAGGAACGCTTAACAGCTAGGGCCTTTAAAGAACTAGAGGAGGCTTTCTACAAATCTTTAGAAGCAGATGGAGCGGGTTGGTTAACAAAAGGTATTAGGTATGTTAGATTAGCTAGACAATTATCTTTAATTGATCAGCTTCCTTCTATATTTGCTGGTGTACCTACAGGCGTCGGGGCAGTAGCTAAACAATTCTTTAGACCCGTATCTACATTTCTATACAATCCCTATAACTCTACATTACCAGTTAGGACTCGGATGGCTATGGCTGACGCCGCTGGAGCTTTCAAAGTTATATCTGACTTAAAAGGATTATGGGCTGAAGCTCGTCGTACTTTTGTTGAGAATATATCAGCAGTAGACGGTAGAGCAGGTAGGCTTTCTGATGAAATAAATCCAAGATCGATGCCTAGAGGTGAACAGGCTTTAGTATCTAGGGCTTATAAATCAGCCGAGAGAAGGGTACAGGCTTTAGAGAATACAACTAACTGGTTTACTAACGCTATTAAAAATGGTCAGTTCTTTCAATTGTGGACTTTAGGTGTCAGAGGTATACAGACTGTAGACTCAGTTTTTAAGAGACAGTTAATTAAAGGTAGGTTATACGCTGAGTCTCAGAAAAAAGCATTGTTAGAATTTCCTGATGATCCAGTTAAAGCCAAGGCGAAAGCTGATGAGTTATACGATAACGCATGGAAAGATAGTGATGGGTTGGCTGTATTAGCAGATGAGCATGACTTTGAAGACACAGTAAATCAAATTAGAGAAGAATTATTATTCGCTGCTGATGGAGACTTAGAAGATATGCCCGTAAACTCAGCGGAAAAACTTATTAAAAAGTTAAAAGATTTAAGTAACGACGACGGTAAGTTAGCTATTTTAATAGACGCTTTACTTCCTTACATAGGCGTGCCTATTCGTGCTGTGTATAGAGGTGCTAAGTTTTCGTTGTCACCTGCTGTAGCACCCTTAGCTGTTACACCTGGAGTTAAGTCGTTAGCGAATCCGTTTAGTAAAAAGATAAAAGAATTAGATCGTAAGTTAAAAGCACAGTATGAAAGGCTTAGAAAAACTACAGACCCTGAAGCTACTAATAACATACAAGTTGAAATAGACGATCTAGCACGGAGGAAGTCGCAAGCCGAAGCTAGGCGTATTAAGTACAATGAAGAAATTATAACTGATAGTTTGTTATCTACTTCTTTATATTTCATAGGTGGCACAGCTGCTTTATCTGGTGCTGCAACGGGTTCATTAGAATGGTTGACTCCAGACCAAAGACAGAAGAATAAGTTAGAGTCTTTTCAGATCATGGGATCAGACTATTCAGCTGCTTTACCTTGGTCATTCCCTATAGCCCTAGCTGCTGATGTTATGACATGGGCTAGAATAAAAAACGAGGAGAGGGAGACTGGTCAGGCTATACTAACCAAAGATCAAACATTAGACTTTGTTATTGGTGCTTCCTTTAAGAAGTTGGCTGAAGCAATGCCGTTAGCACAAGGTATAGAAACCGCACAAGAGATAGCTAAGTTTGAAGGAGATGTAACAAAGAACGCCGTAGCTAGACTAGTAGCTAGTTATGTACCTATCCCCGCACAAGCTAGAAAGATAACTCAAACAATACTTCAAGACGGTGTGCCTGATTTAAGAGGACAAGGCTATTGGGAAAGGTTTGCTTATGCAGCTTTTGGTCTAGGCACTCCTAATGTAAAAACGGACTTACTAGGTGAAGACTTAGAAAGTTCACATACATGGGTTACTCAAACTATAGTAAGACAAGCACCAAGGAAACCTTTAGATAGGACTCTGTTTGATGAAATAGTAGCAACTGACACACACGGTAACATAGCTAGAAAACCTAGTAACATAGCAGATAGACTACCGATGACCGACTTCATAAACGAAGAAGGAATTACAATGGCTTACGCTTTCGATCAAAAATTAAAAATGACCACGATATACAAGAAGGGTCGCAAGTTGAATATAAACCAAGCTGTTAACGCATTAATCACTAGTGCCGATTGGAATAAGAAATATAATAAAGGTTTCCAAGAAAAAGATGGGGCTTATGTTAATGAAGGTTTAAAAGATTTAGATCAGTTATTGAGAGATTATTACAATCAAACCACTAAAAATATTTTAAAAGATAAGTTATTCCTAAGTAGTTTCATTAACGATAAGGAGGAGAATTTAAATACTATCTTACAAACAAGAGGTACTACAAGAGCACCGCAGATAAGACCTATATCTCCCCTTGAAATTCTAACTAGATAGACTAAGGACTTGCTCTTCTCTCTCAATAATTAATAATATATATCATCATGGCTAACACCTACGTAGACTATACAGGTAACGGTTCAACGACCGACT